ATAACCACTTGTACCACTAACTAAACTCAATGTAGCATTAGTTGCAGTAGTTGCTTGTCGGAGTAAAGTTAAATCTCCATATCCAGCTGCACTCGTACCAATACCTACATTACCACCATCAATATAAAAGTCTACACCAGGAATCCTAACATCAGTCACATTCGCATCACCTAGTGTAATCTCGTTAGAGACTGTAGCAGAGGAAGGTTGTGCGTTGTAACCTATGAATGAGTTGTTAGAACCTGTTGTTATAGCAGTACCAGCATTGAAACCAAGTGCTGCATTAAGAGCGCCAGTTGTTAGAGCTGTTAAAGAACCACTACCAACAGCGGTATTCCAATATCCAGTAGTGCATTGTTGCAAGGAAGCATTTGTAACGGCAGGAGTATTTGAACCAACAGCTGTATTACCTCCTCCAGTTGTATTTGACGATAAAGCATCTCTACCAAGTCCTGTGTTACCTCCTCCTGTTGTGTTACTATCTAAAACACCATGCCCAACTGCTGTATTGTCTGATGCAGTGGTGTTAGAAGTAAGAGCATTGAAACCAAGTGCTGTATTATTGCTACCTGTTGTATTAGTACCTAATGCACTGCCACCAACAGCTGTATTTTCAGCACCTGTAGTTGTTAAATTCATTGCTGCGTTACCAACAGCGGTATTTTGAGTTATTCCTCCACCAGTTAAAGAAGACATAGCCAATCTTCCAACAGCCACGTTAAATGAAGCTGTTGTATTAACAAGCATAGCCTGATAACCAATAGCTGTGTTTGTGCTTCCTGTGGTGTTGGCTGATAAAGCATCTCTACCAACAGCTGTATTAGCTGGTCCTGAGGTATTACTATCTAAAGCACCATGTCCAACTGCCGTATTACTGCCTCCTGTGTTTACTTCTAAAGCATAAGAACCTACAGCAACATTATGTGTACCAGAAACATTTAATCTTAATGCGTTAACACCGACAGCAGTGTTTGGAGTGCCTGTTGTATTTGTATACAACGCCTGATAACCCACAGCAGTATTATTAGATGCAGTAGTATTATTACGAGCAGCATTATGTCCAACTGCTGTAAGATTATCTCCCGCTGTATTAAATAGTCCAGCGTTTCTACCAACAGCTGTGTTACTAGAGCCAGTAGTATTAAAAGACATAGCAGTATAACCAAGTGCTGTGTTGTAATCTGCGGTGTTGCTATTTAAAGACTGATAACCAACAGCAGTGTTTTGAGAGCCAGTGGTGTTGGAAATGAGTGCTTCACGACCTAATACTGTATTATAACCACCTGTTGTGTTTGCTTCCCCAGCACGACTGCCTATAAAAGTATTATCAGTACCTGTTGTGTTTGCAAGTCCAGAATTATATCCAAATGCTGCATTTTTTGTACCAGATGTATTATTAGCTAAAGAGTTATATCCAACAGCAGTAATTGCATCTGCGGTGTTATCTAGCAATGCACCATATCCAATAGCTGTATTAAGATTTCCAGTGGTGTTGCTAAAAAGAGCTCCGCGACCTAGACCGACGTTGTAAGAACCAGTGGTGTTTAATGCACCAGCTCCAGCACCAAGAAATGTTAATGAACTTCCTGTTGTATTATTATTACCACAAGCATATCCAACACCAGCTTCACGAGGTCCTACAAATGTATTTTCAGTACCTGAGGTATTATTTTGCCCAGCAGCAAATCCTACAGCACAATTATCGAGAGCCGTATTATCAAACAACGCTTTCCAACCCACTGCGGTATTATTAGATGCAGTGGTGTTGGAGTTGAGTGCATCTAGACCTAATGCAGTATTGTAACTTCCTGTGGTATTGGCTTCTAATGCGTTTGCACCAACAGCAGTATTTGATGCTCCTGTTGTGTTAAGGCGAAGTGCATCTTTACCAAAAGCAGAAATACCTCCTGTTGTGTTGCTATAACCAGCTTGGTAACCAACAGCTGTGTTAGAAGCACCTGTATTTGTAAACAATGCTTGATAACCAACAGCAGTGTTGTTAGATGCAGTGGTGTTGAGGAGGAGTGCCTCTCTACCTAATGCTGTGTTTGCATTACCAGTAGTGTTAGACAATAAGGCTTGAGCACCAACAGCAACACAATTATCTCCTTGTGTGTTAGCTTCCATTGCAAAATAACCTAATGCAACATTATCTGTGTCATTTACACTATCTCTTAATGCTGCATAACCAACTGCTGTGTTTCTAGCACCAGTTGTCATAGCAGATAAAGCTTGATAACCAACTCCTACATTATGTGTGCCTGATGTCGCAGCTGATAAAGCACTCACACCAAACGCTGTGTTAGTAGCTACTGCATTAGCACCTTTACCTACATTGAGTCCGTTGACTGTAAAATCTTCTGTGTTAATTAATTGAGCATTACCTACAGAGTTATCTGCTATCTTATCAACAGTAATAGCATCATCTGCTATCTTAGCAGTAGCTATTGATCCTGCAGTTAACGCATTTGTTACATCAGAACTACTAAGAGTTACTGCTCCTGTTCTTGTATTAAATGAGGTTACTGATCCTGATATTGAAAAAGCAGCTTCATCCCATGCACTACCTGTCCATACATATAACTGGTCATTAGTTGTATTCCAATATAGAGTACCTGTTAATAAAGCATCACCATCATTATCTACTGAAGGTGCAGAAGACTTAGCACCAAGATAACGATCATCAAAAGCATCATAACTAGCCGCAGCATTAGTTTCAGATGTAGCAGCATTGGTTGCAGAAGTAGATGCTGCTGAAGCAGAGTTGGCTGCATTAGTTTCAGAAGTTGCGGCATTTGTTGCTGAGGTAGCTGCTGCACTTGCACTTGAAGCTGCGTTAGTTTCACTTGTTGAAGCATTTGTTGCTGATGTAATTGCATTAGTTTCTGCATCTTCTGCCTCTTCTTGTGAGGATAAAGCAGCAGAGGCACTCGTAGCAGCACTAGAAGCACTTGTTGCTGCATTTGTTGCACTGGTACTTGCATTAGAAGCTGAGATAGCAGCGTTAATTGCACTGGTTGTTGCACTGGTTGCTTGTGTGGTTGCTGTAGTTGCTGACGTTGAAGCATTAGAAGCACTAGCTGCAGCTGCCGTTGCACTTGCTGCCGCTTCACCTGCTTTGGTAGTAGCTACTGTAGCTTCATTCGTTGCATCGGTAGTTGCATCTCCTGGTCCACCAGGTCCTCTATAAATAGCCATTATTAATCCTCTGAGCTAAAAAATGATTTTTTCTTTTTGGTTTCTTTTTTGTGTTCTTCTACGACTTCATAATCTGGATGTTGTTTCATAGCCACTACATCATGTTCGGCTGTAAACTCTACTGTATTACCTGTTTTTTTACACTTAAATATCATTTGTATCTCCTAAGTAAAGGAATGTCCCCCAGAACGGGGGACTTCCAAACATTAAGCAGGAACTGCTAATGCAAAACAAGCGTCATCACGTAGTTCTTTAACACCATAGAGAGTATCTGCAGTGTAAAGAGTACCTAAGTATTCTTGTTTATATTGTGTTTGTGAACGAACACCAACTTGTTCAGCTAAAACAGCTGAGTCTTTATGTCCCATTAATGCTACACGAGCAGCACCTGAGCCAGATGTTGTATCACAATTAGAAGAAACAAATACTGGAATACCATAAAGGTTTCCAATTTCACCATTACGGATTGTGTTGTTATTACCTACTTCACCTACAAAGGCTTGTTCAGTATAACGAGCTAAACCCATTAATGTGTTTCTTGCTGATGGTGGGATTAATAAGAAACGTCCATCCATTGGAACATCATTGTCATCAAGACGTTGAATTGTTCTACGGATAGCTGCATCTGTTAAAGCTGCTTCGTTGTTAGAAGCTGCAACATATAATGTTGAACCATCTGAACCAACAAACGCTTTATCATAAGCAGCAGTACCTGCTCCTGCATTAAAACCACGACCTAGTTGAACTAAAGAAGTATCAACTTGTTTTGCTAAAGCATAACCTGCATCGTCTGTGTAGAATCTACGCATAGATGTAAGTGCTTGTACTTCTGTAATATCCTCAATCAAACGTGAGTATTCGTAGTGTTTATCTACGGCTACTTGTACTTCTGTTTCAGTAGCTGCAATCAATGTTACTTGAGTTTCAGCTGCTTTTAAAGAAGCATTGCCACGTGTTGGTTTAGGGATGTGTAGTGTGTCGCCTTTTTTACCCTTAAAAGAGATTTTTTTGAAAAGGTTAGCTGTTACTAAATTCTTTTTGTAAGCAGCAATAACCTCGTCGGACCAAATCTCAGGGATAAAAGTAGCGGCAGTAGTATTGGTTACATGATTTGAACCTAATGCCATAATAATTCCTTTCTAAAAGTTAAATAACCCGTCCTTCTCTGTATGCTGTCATAATCTCTTCAGACATGGAGTCATAACGATCTGGATCGGTTTGCATAAGTTTAATAATATCGCTTCGACGATATTTCTTTTTAGAAACAGGTTCACTTGTAGAACTATTACTACCTACATCTGCAGCTTTTAATTGTTGTTCTCGATCTACTTTAGAAGTTTCAGCTACTTTTTTAGAGATGTTTTGTTTCTCTTTCCAAGTATCTAATAATTCTTTAGCAGAATCAAAATCATAATCTACTTCTGCTCGTGTAAACAATTCAGTTCTAACTCGTGAGGCTTTAATCCATTCAGCAAATTTAGGATCTTGTACTACAGTTTGAACATCAGGAAACTCTTGTTGTATCTTTGCTAGAGTTTCAGAACGTTTCATAGCTTTAGCACTTTCTTTTGCTTCTTTGATTGATGGATGATTCTCAACAGCCTTATTAATTGCTTTTTGTGGATCATCTATAAAATCATCTGGACTAATTGCTTCTGTTTCTTTAGCCGCCTTTTCCGAATCTTTTGCTGTTTGAGTTTTAATAAAGTCATCTACCACTCTACGTAAGTCACCAACTTCAGAACCTTGCTTACCAATTAACTTTTCAGCTTCTTGGTGCATTGTTATAATGTCTTTTAAAGACTTACCTTTATACTTCTCTGGTAGATCATCTTCTGGCTTTGTCTCCTCGTTAGCTTCAAAGTCTGATTGAGGTTGTTCTGGTGTAGAATCTTCAATCTTTTCTTCTTCTAAACTAGAGGCTTCCAGTTCATTTTCTAAAACTTCATCAATTAATTCTGCCATATTATTTCTCCTGTGCGTTATAGCATTTTAGGAAAGAATTACTAACTCGGCTACGTGTTAGCGTTCTTCTTTTCATCTGCGAGTTTTTGTTTACGCTTTTTCTCCCAAGACATCGCAGCTCCTGGAAAGCTTCCTGAATGACCTTCTAAATGGACACGAGGTGTACTGATAAGTTTATCAGCCTCTTTGCCACAAGAAGGACATGTTAGTGTTTTAGTGTACTCAGTTAATTCTTCAAAGTAGTGATTACAATGAGAACACTGAAACTCAAAGAGTTTCTTCATTTTGTAGTTCCTCGTAAGATTGTTCACTCACAGAATGTAATGAGAGAATCCATTGGAGTATATCTAATTGACCTTTACGTTTATGATATTCTTCTAAACTATCAGTCGATGTTATTTGGTTATAGTTATCAAAAAGATTTTGAGTATCTTCAATAAACTGTTTCCATCCTTTAGAAGCCATCATATCAAATCGAGCTTCATAATACTCTTGTAAATCTTTTTCTATTGCCATATACTAATTATTATAACATAAAATTAAAAGTTTGTCAAGCTATTTCTTTGCCATTTGCAATCTAACAATTTCTTTATTGTCTTGCATATCTTGTTCTTTTAAATCGATTTGTTTTTCTTTAAGCATTAACTCTGCAATTTTAACTCGTCTATCAAACTCTTTAGCAATCATATCGTCTTGTTCTGGTAAGTTTGTAGAGATAGCTGCCATTAGTTTAGCCCTAACAAGTTCAGGTTCAAGCTGTGCTTCCACCATATGTTTTTGAGCCATTGCTTCACGTTCTTTAGCTTCACCCATAGTTTTAGCAGCTAATGCTTGTTCTTGTTGCATTTTAACTTGTAGGGTAGCTTGTTCCATTTGTTGTTGTTGTGGATTAGGTTGCATTGTTTTAGCAATCTGTTGTTGCATTTCCACACGATTAGGTAGACTAGAATTCTTAACAATACCTAACATTAACACAGGAGTAATAGGACTATTAGGACCAAGTGTTTTAAGTATATTAATAAATTGTTGTTGTTCTACTTCTCTAGCTAACATACCTAGTGTTGAACTAGGAACAAACTTCCAATCTTGTACTGGGAAGTTTTCTGGATCAAACTGCATAAATCTCCATGCAGCTTTTTCAATAAAGGGAATAAGGAATTGATCTTGGAAGTTAACAAGAGTACGTTTATTCTTTTTAAGAATTCCTGACATAGCTATAGAAATTTGTCCACCTTGTGGTTGACTCATCATGTTAGCTGTATCTAAAGTACCTGTTGCTTGTAATAACATGTTTTCAAAAACTCTTGCTGTTTCTACGTTAGAAGCATCTGTTGCTCCAAACTTAAACGGCATAAGAATTTCAGCAGGATTACCATTAGTTAGTACTGACTTACCTGGACGTACTTCAAATTTACTACCACGAGGTAATCGTGTAGCATCCATACCCATCATAGGAACTGTAGTTAATGCTAGTCCATCAAGATGACTACGTAACTGAGCATCAATTGCTTTTTGCATGTTGTAACCTTTTTCAGCCACACCTCTACCCCAGAAACGATTAGGAACTGTATCATCTTGGTAAGCAATAATTGGTCTGTCTTTCATCATGTATGGTGATCGATCAGCTTTAAGTATGTGTTCATCATTACCAATGACAACAACAGCCTCTACCATGTCACCATATTCGTCCATTAAAGAATCAGTTTCATTTGTTTCAAATAAATCGTCCACATCTCCTTCTGAAGAATCAAGTAATTTTTCAGGAACTAAACCATAGTAACGAACTAATTTTACTTTGTCATCATTGTATTCTTCGTCAATCCAACTAGCTTCTAAATCAGAATCAGAAGCAGGATCAGCATTAATTTTTACTTGCTTATATATTTTCTTTTTCATTTGATCTGCAATGTGATGAGCAGATACAAACTCTTCAATAGCTACTCCCATAGCATCATCAATGCCTGTAGCAGTAGGATCAATAATAAAGTTTTGAGGACTTACAGGTTTAAGAGTAACATTAACTTTTTCTACTGATTTTGTACCTACTGCCATAGAATCTATTTCAGGCATGTCTTGTGTAGCAGGAACAATTTCTTTAGTTTTTTTAAGAATAATCTCACCAATACCTGTACCATAGATACTAGCAAGTAGTAGTACATCTCCAACAGCTTTACGAAGTTTGTTCTTTTTAAAACATTCCTTCATGTAGCCTTTCATGTATTGAACATCTTGAGGATTCTGATCTCTCATATCATCTTCAATATCAAAAAGATGATCGCCTTGTCCAAAGACAGCTTCTTCTATTTCTGAAGTGTGATTTTCAATTGCTTGTTGTAGTGCGGGGGATGTAATACGGCTACGCTCTGAATCACGTAAACGATCTTCAGATGCCCATTCGCCTCTCCAAAGACGTTCATATTCTTTCCAGTCTTCTAAATAGTTTTGATCTCTATGATCTTTCCACTCCTCTGTGTGTCCTAAGATCCAATCAACTAAGTTATGTGCCATATAAGTTTCCTCTGTTAATATCCAGCAACTAAATCAAGTACTTCATATTCTTCGTCTTCATAATCCATTGCATAATCTACTGTTTGTATTTGATCTATGTATGCAAGTGAATCAATTAAGTCATCGTGTAACTGTGAGTTTGGAAAGTTTACTAACTGATCTACAAACTCGTTATTCCAATCTCCATAGTTTAGTTTTACTTGTTCATGTTCAAAACGACCTTGTAATGCCCAAACTATTCTATCTGTTTTCTTTTGGTTACCATGAGTACAATCATCAATTCTAAAGTAATGATTATGCTTTCTCATTAAATCCATTAAGTAAGGTAGTGCTGCATTTTTTAAACTACCCTTTTCAATTCCAACTGCAGTAGGTTCATAGTGTAACACTGCTGACATTATTTGACTACATGTTTCTTTAATGTCCCACCTACCATGTTTTATTTCTGCTACCCACCATCCTTCTTCATTTACTTTAACAATTGAAATAGCTGTTTCATCCAACTGTTTATTTTTAGCAGAAGCCATTTTGTCCACTTTAACAAAACCTGCCAAGTCCACTGCAATAAAGTAACGACCTTCTTTAGGCTCTTCTTCATCATATTTAATCCATTCCTCTTTAAATATGTCTCTACTTGCTGCTTCAAACGAAGCTAAGAACTCTTGTCTAAAAGCAAAAGAAGACATAGAACGTTTTGCTGCATCAATCTCACTTGCAGGTATTAAAGGATTGTCATAAGATGAATAGTGAAAGCTAGTCCATTCTTCATCCTTGTTCCCTTCAGCATATTTATATAAATCATAAAAATGATTTCTACCTTTAGGTGTTCCTATAAATAATGCTTTACCTTGTACATCAGCTAATGCAGGTCTAAGAATCTGTTCCCATACATTAGGTTTAATGTCTGCGTATTCATCAATTACACAAAAACATAAACCTACACCACGAAGTGTATCTGGTCGATCTGCTCCTTTAAGATATATCTTTCTGTTATTAACAAGAGTTAACACAGAAGTATTCTCATGAGCCGACTTAATAACCTCATGTCCTAGTTCTTTAAGTAAACCCCACAAAATATCTCTTGCTTGTTGATACGTTGGTGCTACATAAAAAACATCTTTGCTTGTACTTTGTAATGCTTCTATAAGTAAAAGCCAAGCAGCTAAACGAGATTTACCAAAACGTCTACCTGCTGCTACTATTTTAAAACGATGGTTATCATCAAAAACTTCACGTTGTTTATCGTGAAGCTTTACATTTAAGTCTGTCATCGTAAGCTAGTTGCCCAGTCTTTTAAACTATTTGTACGATTTGTTAAAGGTTTTCCACCATTGTAAGTTCTATTA